CTGGATCGCCTTTGGGGCCGGGAACAGCTACTAAGCCTGAGCCCCAAATAGAGGCATCGCCGCCATCTGCCATTGCTATTCTCCGGGTTTGTTAAGTGAGCTGATGGTCAATTGTCTGTATTCCTCAGCTACTGCTTCTGTCATAGTTTTAGCATCGCTTGGCTTACCAATCTGGTTAAATACTTGCCGTGCTGCTTCATACACTATGGAGTAAGGATACAATTGAGCTATCCACGAATCAAAAGTTTCTGTAGTTGCTACTATAGGAAATGTGTAAGCACCTACTAAGCAGTGGGTGAATTTCACTGCACTACGAATTTGGATTAGTTCGCCAGCCATGTAATATACACCTTGCTTAGTGTAACCATACTGGTCTATAGCGTTTTCAATATCAATCGGGGTAAAGAAGTTACCGGGAGCACCAAAATCAACAGTATCCGTAGCATCGTAATTCCAGTATCTTATATATTTTATTTTACGGAATCGTGCGCCGAAGATTTGAGTGGGTAAGAAGTTCTGTATATAAGCGGAGTTCTCAAACTCAACGCCAGACTCTTTCAAATCTCTGTAATAGAAATCTTGGTTATGTGCTTTGAGAGTAGCAGCCCGAACCGCCGATTCAATACGAGATTGGTGGTCCGGGCGTCTAACTATTGAAAGCACTTCACTCGTTAATTCATTAAAGTTCATCGCGCTTCCTAGTTTATTTATTTAGCTGCTTCAGTTGTGGATATTACTGTGGATGTGTCAGTTGTGGAGACTTTAGCAAATCCACTCATTTTAGCTTTAAGTACGCTTGCTACTTCTGCATGGGTGAATCGACTTGTAGGTAAACTCTTACCACCCGTTAATGGTGAATCTTTAGAACTGGTGACATGTAATGGAACTTGAGGATAAGTACCAGCATCAATGTTTTCATGTTGCTTAGCTTGAAACTCACGAATCTGCTGTTGTCGCAGTTCCCAGTCAGTGCCCGGAGGTAGTGTAGATGTAGTACGTTCATTCTCATCTACGTAAATACCAAGACTGTTGGGCGTTTTTGTTATTTCATCCAGTACTGCAATTACTTTCTCGTCAGTAGTAACACAGCGACGCTTATGAAATACTATCTGAACTCCCTTCAATTTAACTCGCAGGAACTCTTGGTGACTTTTATATACATTGGCTGGCTTAGCCATATTAACTCTCCAAAAAACCCCGGAAAGGAGTTAACCAATCCGGGGAAACAAGCGCAGCAAAAGGAATTAGGCGTTCTTCAAGGCTTTCTTAAGGCCATAAACAACTGCATTGGCGGGCGGGTTCTTGATAAGGCAAGTAGCTTCAGTAGTAAGAGTACCACCGTAAGCATCAATACCATTATCTTGAGCTACTGTAGCTCCACGTTCATTGAACAGCTTGAGTTGAGTCTTGCGACCGCCCAAATAAGCCAGCTCAAAAGAACTCGGGTCAACGCACAGAGCCATCTCAGTCCAATACTTGTTGGTATTGAAAAGTGGGTGCTCGATCATCTTAAATTCTCCGCGAGCAAACTTCAAAGTCTTGAACTGGAGACCCCAAGTAGTCTGGCCATCAACCAACTTGTATTCGCCATTAAGCATACAAATCTGGTTAATTACACGAAGAGCCCCACCGCCCACAAACAAGAGACGATGGTTAGCAGCGCTGAAGTCAGTAACTTGATTAAATACTGGATCAAGCATGTCTTCTAAATCAGTTTGGCTAGTACCAGCTGGGTCAGCAGTGTAAACGTTAGGATCAGAGTAGCTACTAGGGTAGTACGCCAAATTGCCAATAGTGGCAATAAGACCATCCATAGTACGGAACGGCTGACCATTACGAGAACCCTGTGACTTCTTACCGAATAGCAGCGCGGTTTCGATAGCAGTCGCATGGAAAGTAGCTCCATCACGTTCGTTCTCAGCCGCAGTATCATCACCAGCGATAACAGCCACAGCGTCAGCAGATCCAGAGATAGCGTAAGAATTACGGAAAATCTGAGTCAAGTTACTGAGACGGACAGGGTTAATAGCAAGAGCGTTAGGACGCAGCGAGGCTTCCTCACTTGCGTTACCAACTTGGTAGAATTCCGGAGCAGCAGTCGAGATATCAATAGCAGCGGCGCCACCACCAATATTGCGAGTTACCGAAACAGTAGTACCACTAGTAACTTGGTTGATAATGATGTTTTCGCCAGTAGCTTGCGACCGGAAAATCATGCCCGGAATCAAGTTAGAAACATCGTTAACAGTCAGCGACGTAGCTGTATCGGTTGTGTTAGCCGTAAGTGCAAACTCCGGGAACACCATTGTTTTAGCAAAGAAGCCATGTTCCGTAGAAGTGGCTGTCTTTACATTCTTAAATTGCTCGGTAATGGCGAATAGAGGAGCTGTACCATTCGGCATTAAACGAGTAATCATTGACGCAAAGTCTTTAACTACAAGATCTTGCGTAAAGTTATTGGTATTATAAATACCGGGACTGGTAGGCGAGTCTAGTGCCATGATTACCTCTGATGGTTGGATTCAAAAATTTAGTTGTGTACGAATTAAGCAGTCCAGCCGGTCTTAGTTTGCAAATATGCCACCAACGCAGACAGCGGAACTTCGATAGGTTGACCCTTGGAAACCGGCGTACCTCCACTATTCTTCACTACCGGGGTAATGGTAATAATGGAAGAGTCGTCCCAAACAATCATTTTATCTGACATGATATTTAACTCCGAGTAATGTGAATATTAATTTTTCTTGAGGAAGTGTCCCCAATCAGTTCCCATGATATCTTTAGTGGGGTCCTGTACTGTCTTCTGTGGGCCACCTACTGTTATCATGTCAAGGATAAGTTGCTTAGCATTGTCCTTAATTTCAGCCGTAGTAGCATTGGGGAATTTAGCCAGCATTGCATCCCTAACAGCATTGAGCATAAATTCGCCAGCCGGGGACTGGAACACTGGACTAGATTCTCGAATAGCTGATTCGACTTGCTGAGATTTAAGATGTTGAGATACTTTACCATCAACTACTGGCATTGCCTTAGCTACGGCACTCTCAACCATCTTAGCGGCGGCCTGCATTGATGCTTGCATAGTTTGTTGGGCAGTGCGATTAAGCAAGCCTAACATAGTTTGCGTAGCTTCCGGGCCACCTGCTTCAATCTTAGACATAACATCCGGAGTAACAGCACCTTGCAGGAAGTTGAGATTGCCAATAGCTTCTTGCAACTTTTCGGGATCAGCAGTAAACAACTTGGAAGGATCAAACTCAATTGGCTTAGCGTCAGTATCAGCAGGCTTGAACCAATCAGCTTGTGTGGTAAGTGGAGCTGGAGCTTCTTTAGTAGCTTCCGTAGCTGGCGCAGTCTGTCCTGCTGGAACTTGTGAAGCTGGCGGAGTTTGTGCTGGTTGTGCGGGTTGCGCTGCTTGTGCGCTGTTACCGTTGAACATATCCCAAAATGCCATTTTAATTCCTTTCCTGTATGTAGTATTGCTCGGCTTGTTCGGAGGCGTCTAACATAGCTCTTAACTCAGCTATTTGACCCTTTTGAAAGTTAAGTTTCTCAAAGTACTTTTCGTCAGTAGCAGAAGCAGATACTAATACTATCTCTTCCGCCAACTGTGCGATTCTATTCTGAATGACCTGAGACTGCAAAGTTGTTAGTATTGAACCTTGCAGCCTATCTGCTTCAGATAGATTATATGTAGTGAATACCATATGTCTCAATTCCTATGTGCGTGAGTATATAATAATTCTAGTGCGGTGTCAAGAGGCTGTGGCCCATTCTATTATTCCAGCCGGAAATTTAATCGCTTGCAATAATACGGGTACAAGATGCTGATGTAATCTCACATATCTGACACAGCTAAGTAGTTCAGGGTAATTTGTAAATTCGAATGTTTTAAGTAACTTGACATTCTCATTACCGGGAAAACCTTTAGTAAGTTTCATTCGGGTATCTATGTCGTTAGTCGCTCCTATCATATAATCCTCATCGGGTGCTGGCGAAGTTGCTATATAAAATGTAGTTACATTACCGCTCATTTATTATTACTCCTGTGGTGCTCGACTTGTGCCCCTAACTACCGCGTGCGCCAACGAAGCTTACTCCTCGCAGTTCATACGTCAAGCATAACTTCGTTGCTCGCTAACGCTCGCTTCCTCGTTACCACTTCGTGGCTTCGTGCCTGACTTACTCACTTAGCTCGAAGTTGCGCACGTTGAGCCCGCCGGTAGAATACGGGGCCCGGCGTCTCGTTAATAGTGTTGCTATTTACCTAANCNCTTTATTATCTTCAATAGCTCTCCGCCTCCNGGNGTGTTATATAANCTTTCTTGTTGTTTATGAAGAGATTCAGCAAANGAGCTGGCGGCTTCTGGAGTAGCAAACTTACCGAGATGCTTACCTGTGCGCTCGAACTCCTTAATAGCATCCTCGTCACTAAGCACCTTGTTGCCAACCACGGTAGGAATTAACACTTCTTTCCCATCAACTCCGATAGAAATAGTACGTACTGTTGACACAGAACCATCCTTGTTAGTGACACGGGGGCGGTCGAATATATCGATATTACCTTTCTCGACCTGCCCTTTTGAAGATGGACTAAGAAGTGCTTTAACTACTCCAGATATGTCCATTACTCATTCTCCCCACCAGTGACGCCCATAGTTTGTGTGACTTGTTGGAGAATGCTAGTGGTATTAGGCTGCTGTGTTCCTTCCTTAGGATTCCAGCCGAACTGTTCCGGTAATGGCTGCGGCGGTAATTGCTGCATGATCTGGTCAATCATCTCCTTAGTTATATCTTTGATACCAGCGAGGGGCTGAGCTAACATTGTCATTACTTGCTGCCACTGCGCCATAGCCTGTTCGTAAGCTAGCTGCTCTGGAGGCTTCTCGAATGGCTGTAGTCTAGCACCGCGTGACTTCATGAGATAGCTAAACAATTGCGGCATATTGTAGCCTTGCTGTAACTGGGGCACGGCCTGCATTGTTTGGAATGCCACTGCTAACGATTCTCCATCCATAAGCTTCTCGCCAGGAGTGAGACCATCTGATATCTTGAACACTAACATTGCATTGCGCAAAGTATCAGGCTTCACTGTTACTGGAGCTTGTACCTCTCGATTGTACAGAGATACTCCACCCTGAAACTGCAGGATGTTTGCCTTAATTATCTCCTTAGTAGGAACGAACAAACTAGCTTCGAGTGACATAGCTACGGTTTGATCTCTACCGTTACTGTTACTTTGTATGTCCACGTATTCTGTACGAGTCTTATTACCTTTGACGAACTGACCCTGACGTGCTGGATTAGAGCCAGTTATTAGATTCGCCATTCCTAAATACTGCTGTACTTCAGATGCATTAATCTGGAATATATCATCCCTGAATGGTAACTGATGTACTGCCGCTGATATCTCCGTACCGAACGCGGATGGCTTAACAGCGATGCGGCTACTAGGATTGTCGTTATTAATAGCGGCTGTGGAAATACGTGAAGGGTCATACAGTAAGCGATCGGCAATAGCACGGCGGCGACTAGCAATGCTGCTGTTAGCAAATGCAGTAGTTATTTCCTGTATGGGCATGACGTTGACTGCTAAGCTCTTCGTCTGATAACCCAATCCGTCATCATACGGTTGCGCCATTAGAATTGGCAAGTATCCGTGCGCATTAGTTAATCGCTCAACCGCCACTATTACTGAGCCATTAACTACCGTGAGCTTCCAGTTCTGTGGAATGTTAACACCGGGCACTCCAGTTATGTCAAAGTCAGCTGGAATGATCTTGGCGTACATGTGGCTTACTTGATACATCCCAGATAAGAATCTCTCCCTAGTAGAGCGACTCGACTCCCTGAGTCCTCCAAAGGTAGCCCATACGTTGGTAGCCATTGAATCTGGCCGGATAAGAGCGCCCGGATTAATTTCGGGAAAATAGTATTCTCCGCCTGCCCTACTACCATTGAACGACTGGCCAATGTTGGAATGTAGTGCAGCGTATAAATTAAATGCATCCGGTAGCGAGTTGAAGAATTGAATAAATGCGACTCTTCCCATCAGCTCGTTATATCCTACAAACTCTCCCCTAGTGGATACCTTACTAGGCGGCACTCTAGGGTCGAAGAATGTGTTATATAGATCAAGGTTCTTTACTTGATTGCCTGACCAGATGATCTCCTTAAGCTTTGCATCGGTAGTTAGCTCGGAGGACTCCACTGCAAACGTTACTTCCTGCTTCCAGTCTACTTCTGTAGCGAGTAAATTATATTTGAATCCATTCCTGAAGGCTTTCTGATACTCAGCTACCCATCCTCCTTTAGTCTGTTGCTCACCAATAATAGTATCCATTTGCAGCGCTGCTTCGGAATTAGATGGATCTGATACCACTCCGAATATTGGGTAGCCCTGTAGAAATACTGATGTTTGGTAGGTAACGGCCGCTTCAACTTGCGGCAATACAACTGGCACCACGATATTCTGGAACTTCGTAGTATCTCCAGCTCTGTTAGCTCTCTTGGCTTTCTCTTGTTCTTTCGTGAAATCTACTTCACGCATGTAGCCACGATCAATCTCTAATAGCTGCCCCCTTATATTGTAGCGGGACGCAAATAGATAGTTGCAATGATGGTAATATTCAATGAGCTTTTGCTGCACCTTAACAGGTGGACGGAAATTAGCGGCAGTTGCGGCCATGTGAGTTCCTTAAAATGGGCTATTCTCTAATTCGGTGTACTTGTGGCTATCTTCCACTTCCTGCATTTGCTGTTCTATTATCGAGCCGGTAAGTAGGTATTGTGCATACTCTGTTAATACCCTTGGTATGTAAGTAATGCAATCCAATATACCGTCTACGTTATCAGTTTTAAGTGGATTAAATGAAGTGATTTGATTGTAGACTGCTGCCCTAACACGGGGATGCAAATAGATTTCCCCTGCTGTCAGTTGCTTGAACATAGTGAGAATTCTGGAGTTCTTCGAGTTCTTACCGGAGTATATATCTACTACCGTGATTCCTTGTACTCCCATCTGCGCCATTATGAATTCAAACCAATAACAGAGAGTGGACTGGTAGGCGTTCCCTTCCACTATTATGAGTCTACAATTGTACTTGAAGCAGAAGTTAAGCGCAGTCCTAATAGTGTTACCCGGCGACAGGCGATCCTCAACTAGATCCCACACTACTCCTTTGCCGTCATGTACTTGATTATATGAGATACTTACAAAGTCACTATTAGCTTTATCGGTGGCCGGGTCAATTACCACAAAGCTACCGGCATGGATATCGGTATCGTCGTATGGAAACTCTGGAATCTTGCTAATATCTATCGCGCTATTTACCGATGCATTTCCATCATTCATTACTTCCGAATAGAATATCTCCGGAGTACCTGCTTCCAAGTCACCAGCAAATTCGGTTAATAGCTGTTGTAACGGCTGCAGCTGTTCCCACAGTGAAGAGAGTTCACCAGTATTAGGATCACGCAATATTCCACCGGCAATGTACTTCTCCCATGTATAGTTAGCTTTGAGCTTCTTGAGAATTGAGTGAGGTGTGGGGTACATATTAGCGATGAACAGAAATAAGCAACCTTTCGGCGACTTTGCTTTCATAGCTGTGCCCATCATCCAGCGATATAGCCCCTGACTAATGACTTGGCTATCTGCATCTTCCCTTGATTGCACATCCTCAAATATGATACAGTCTGGCCTAGCATTCTTGATATTAAGACCACGGACGCTACCACCGGCACCAAGCCCAGCCAGTATTATGTTCCTACCTCTGTATCCAAACTTCTTTAGAGCTAGCGTATCTGTTTCTCTTCCTAGCGTCCAATCTCCAAATAACGCTTTGATGTTAGGTTCATCAAGCATATCAGCGACGTCCGCTATTATGTTATTGGCGAGCCCTGCGTTGTTCGACAGTATTAGTATGAATTGCCGCTTAGTGAACAGTATGATATAGAGTATCAATAATTTAACCATCGTTGTTTTACCGAAGCCACGCGGCAATCCGACAGCTAACTTACTGAAATTCCTTGGCAAGTCGAGACGTTGAGTAACCCATGCCCAAATAGAGAGAAAGACGGCCGGCCATTCAAATTCCCATACATCCGGCATTGCTAACGCTGAGAGATAGTCTGGCTCCTGCTTAGCTAATTTGATTACTAATTCAGCATCGAATGCCGCACTGGTTAGCTTATCTTGCTCTGTCGAAATAGATTCTGGTGATTCCATTAGTCTTGGCTTCCCTATTATGTTTTATGGTATCTAGAATGGAATTACAAATCTTCCGCGCAGACTCCTGGTCCCGCTCTACTAACTTTGACGTTAATCTCTGGGATTGTGGTGGTGACTCTTTCTGGTTCTTCATGTTGCTGTTCTCGCTTGATTAGAGTAGGTAATAGTGATGATGGCGCACTGATGAATGGCATATCATTAACTTCTATTACCTGACCGTTCGCGTCGGCCTTGTATTTATTTATGATTGCGCTAGGTATTGTAAGGTTAACTACAGTTTGGTTAATTAGTGTGGCTCCTGCTTCCGCTGGAGATCCCCTACGCTTTGCGCTATTAAGAGTCTGGAACGCTTTAATTAGCTCCATAGGTCTGGTGATTAGCGGTAGATACTTCTCTAGCTTATCCAGAGTCTTATCTTCCAGCGTATCCAGTCGCTTGTCCCTAGTAGTTTGAAGCTGTAAATTTTCGAACCGTAACTCCGCTACCAGTTCTTTAAATTCATCGTTACTAAGCATCTGGCTTATTCTGGCGGGCGTGACCCCGATGGCCTTAGCCACCACTTCTGCTGAATAACCGTCTCCTAATAGCGATAGTGCTCTTGCTTCTGTGTCGTTCATGTTTATACCTTTTACCCAATCTATGTGTGATGGTAGCATAGTGAAGGTGGAATGTCAAGTAGTGGGAATTGAGACTATTATGCGCGCCGAAGACTAATAACACCGAAGACTAATTAGTGTGTTGTGGAAAAGTTTAGGAAAATTAGGACGTTACTAATAGAATAAGATTCGATCAATATCCAAAAAAGGTCCCTCCCCCTACATCTTAATAGGAATAGTTCTTATTAGCATTCGCGCTACCATTCATCGCCAGTGGCCGGATATTAACAGTTAGTTACAGTCTGGTACAATACGGGTGTCTCTATTTGTCCCTTTTTCGCCCAGGTGATTAATAGTTGTTGACTCAGATACCGAAAGCGTATGTAATTGAGGGTAAGGGTTGCTATGTCTTTCGGCGACCTGACTTTGAAGTATCACTCACTCACTAGGAGTTACACCATGACTAACCAAGCTACCAAACTCTACCGATTCCGCGCGTCAGCTAAAAGCAATACTGTCTACTCTATCTGCTATGCCACGTCTAAACGTCAGGCCATCGCGGTACTGATCGACCAAGGTGAGATAACCACTAAGGCGGCTAAGAGTGCGTTAATACCTTATGTTGAGGTAGCCCCAACGGATGCAATATCACTAGCGCTTAATAGTGTTAATCACATTAA